ATACATACTCGGAATTACCGGCACTCTCCCGACATGGGTTACAAGTTCGAGTGTTTCGAATCCCCATGGCAATTTTGTCATTCCTGCTCCTATTCTCAGGTGGTCTTTAAGGAGCTGTGTTAGTTGTGTGTATGCATTTGCTGAGCAAACGGCCAGATTTGGCCTTCCGCCATCATTAAATGCATACTCTATCGCCGTATCAATGTCATCAAGGTCAAGTGTGGTGGAATTCTTGTCAACCTTGTTGGTCGTGCTTTGAAGTGTGGTTATACCATCAAATCCATCAGGGTTTGTTGATGTTGAACCTGTTAGCATTTCGGATTCCTCGGCCTCTCTTAGAGCCCTTGTTTTTACAACAATCTCAAGTTGTTTGGCGTTCGGTGCGGCAACTGGCTGGAATGGTGATTGTGTTGCGCCTTGTGGCTGGAATCCCTGAAGCGTGTAAGCTGGTGTGGCGGCCAGTGCTGGCCCGGTTACCCTGCCGACAGAATAGGCAAATTTAATTCCGGTGCTTTCTCTGTCATAGGTATCTGTTTGATCTGCCAATGCGGAATCTTCAGGAAGCCATGCGGCTCCTCCCTTGGCTGTTATCTTGTTATAGTCAGCATACATTCCAACATTTGTTACCCTTGGTGTAAGTTCCACAAACGGCGTATATTTCCTTGTGGTATCAACCACTTGCGGATCCACATGAACCGGAATCATTGCGTAACCTGCTGTTCCGGCTCCGCCAGTCTGAGTGTTGAAGGATTTCATCTGTGTTTTTCTCTGTGTGTAGATGGCCTTAAGCATTGCCCCCCTTAAATCTACTACTGTTCCGTTCTTATAACCCATTGGATCAGAATAGACTGTCTTGGTCGGCAAATTCCCGAAAGAAACTTCATAGTTTCCTTCAGATTCAGGTTTTGTAAATTCTGCCATTGTTTCACCTATATCAGACTGATTATTGATTTCTCTCCTTCTGGTTCTTCTGTTTCTTCTTCGTGTGTTACTTGTTCAGCCCGAGCCTTTAGCTCCGGCTTTGCAAGAAGCTCTTTAAGCTCCTTTACCTCGGTTTCGAGTGTTTCAATTCTTTTTTCCCCACTCTCATCCTTGTCTTCTTCTCCGGCAGACTCGTCTTCCTTTTTTTCCAGTTTGTCAAGTCTTTCCGTGATAGACTTCAATGATTTTTTGATTTCCTTAAAATCCTTTGAAGAATCTTTTACCTCAGTCTTTGTTTCTTCTTTTTTAGCCTCGGTTTTTTTTGTTTCTTCTGTCATTGAATTTCCTCCTTTATCTTCAATAAGTTGTTTAACAGTATAATATTCATCTACTGATTTTCTCCTTACAGTTCCGGCTCTTATTGCTCCACATATTTTTTCGGCCTTTTCTTTGCTTCCATATCTTCTCATTTGGTCTCTTATACATTCATCCCATGGATATGTTGCTTTTTCTTCCATGTCTTTCCCCTCTACTTTTCGCATAATCTCGGCACAATATGCCTTCGGGTTGCTTTTGTCTGAGTTTTTCCGGACACAATCATCAAAATCTTTGTAACCAGCAAAGGGTTTCCCCTCTACTTTAAGGTTTCGAAGGGATTTTATAAATGTTCTTGTAACGACTGCGCTTCCATTCATTGGCATACCTGTTAATGCTACATTTCGGAGCTTTATTTTTTTTAATTTTCTTATAAAACTCTTTATTCTTTTTTCAGGCATTTTCCATTTCCTCCAAATCGAAATCTATTGGATCATAAGCAATGCTGAAAGCATCCAGAAACCCATCTTTAAGGGATCCCCATATTTCTTTAAATCTTGCATGGTGTTTATTCAGTTGAACGAGAACTTTAATCCCATAATTATCTCGGTTGGCATCAACTATTTTCCCGACAGCTATGTCAGCAAAGTCCTTTTTTTTCCATGTTTCATGCTCCACATCTATCTTGATATTGCCTTCCTTAAGTTGCCTTACCATATCGTCAAGACACTCTGTTGTAACTATATCATTACCTTCATCCAAGTCCGGTGTAGAAATATATCCTTCAACATAAAAGTTCTTTTCTGACCTGAATTCCTCTGTTTTTAGTTTTATAGAGTCTGTGACGAATTTCAGTTGCGGCATATTTATTATTATATTTTAGTCAGATTTAAATGTTTTATAAACTCCTTTTCCTGCGGTGTCTTCTATAAACCTTTTATGTTCTTTGTTCTGTGTCGTTTTCGACATTCTCGTATTTTTCTTCTAAAAATTCTAAAATATAGTCAAGTCTTTCTAAAACTTCATTCATGGCCCTCCTCCATTCCATTTCATTCACAAATGATATGGATGCCACTTTCAACACGCCATATAACCAGTTTTCACGAAATATTAAATCGTTATCATCATTCTTTTTAGCATATACATATCTGAAAAGAATATCATCCATTTTTGCATAAAGCTCTATAATTTCAGGCTTTTCAATATAGAAATACCTTGTCGGACCACTTTCTTTTATGTTTTTCAGTGTGTTCATATCCACGTCAAATATTATCATTATAATCACTCTGGTATGAATACAATTGTTGAACGACAATTTACATGAGCTGGCGGATATAGGAATTTCTTTCCATCGACCTCAAAATGTTCGTTTATATCCACAGTTTGCTGGTGGAGTTTTCTGCATATATCCGATGTTCTTTCGTCTATTGTCGCTATCCACTGTTTCTTTCCCGGTATTCCTGCTTGCTTATATCCCTCTACTGCTCCTATATTTGAGATCCTGTTTGTTTCAGTTCGGGCTATCATCTCCGCTCTGTTGTCAGCTACATTAAACACGTCTTTGACTCTTGCTTTTATCTCATTAATTCCTTCGCCGTTTAACATAGCTCGTTCAAATTCTGCCCTGAGTTTATTAGCTACATATTCAGTCATGTCTTTGATGTTTTCGAATGTATGTTTATGCAAGAAATCTAATGAATATGCGTTTATTTGAAAATTCATGTCGAGTTCTTTCTCTGCTTTTTCAATCCCCCTTTCGAATTCGGATTTAACTGCAGAAAACACAAGCTCTTTTATTTCGTTTGGATTTAGTATCTCTTTTAATCTTGAAAGTAAATCTTCAAACCTTCCCTTTATTCCAGCTATTGTGCTCCTTCTGGTTATGTCTATTATTTCGTTTATAATATCTTTCTCTTTTTTTGTAAGATATTTCTTTATTATCCTGTTAAGTTTTGCTCTTTCTCCCGGTTTAAGAGTCAAATCGGTGGCTGTTGTTAATGCTTTTTTTTCTATAATGTTTTTTTTTATTTGATACATTCTTGATTTTATTGTTTCTTCTCGTCCAGTTCCTAACATTCCCGGTGGTAGTGGCACTCCCATGCCAAATGTTCGGCCAAACCCACTGGTTGGTTTGGTTAATTCATCACCGCCTTCAACTGGCTCAAGTCCCATTTCTTCCCTTATTTCATTAACTGTTCTTATTCCAGCCCTGACATCACTTATTCTTAATCTTGATTTTATTGTTTCTTCCTCGAGATCCTCCATCACAAATGAAAATTTAATATCATTATATCCAAATTCAGGTATTACCTGAGTGTTCAATGCATATTCTATCATATTCAACATTGGTTTTATGGCCTTTCTTTTGAAAACTCTTGACTGGCTGAGATCAGTGGCTCTGTTTATTCCTTCAGTAAACCCAAGTTCTGAGGGCGTAACTCCAAAACAAGAAGCAAGTATTTTAATAAACCATTTCTGCATCTCAATAATTTGAAGCTGGTTGGCATCGAATTGGAGCTGGGTAAATTTAACCTCTTCATTTGTAAGCGGTATTGTATGAAAATATCTTCTTTTGTCACCGAATTCGTCTGTTTTTATTAGTTGTCTCCTGAACCTTTGCTTGAATGCCTTTAGATTTTTTCCACCAGAACCAATAAGTGACAATATACCTTTAGGTATTTCGTTTTGAGAAAAATATTCAAGATGCCATGTTGATCCATAAACAAGTGCCTGAATCACATCTGAAAGCACTTCCACCGGGCTTCTTCCATAATAATTGTCTGATCTTGGGTTCCTTTCCAACCATACGATTTCACGCCTCCCAAAAGGGATCGGTTTTGAATGAGGAACATGCCATCCATATTGATAATAGGCCGCATTTAATGACATTTCATTTTTTGCGACAAATTCATCACGACCAACCATACTTCCATGCATGTCCGGGTTTTTTGTAAAAGTCGCTCCATCATAAACCATAAGGCCATTTAATCTTTTGGCCTTATCAAAAACCTTAACCATTACCCCAGAATCCACTTCAAGAACATCTCTCACTAATCTCCTTAACAGGTGTGAGAAACTTTCATCGTTTCCGTTGGGATTAGAAAAAAACTCGGTTACCTCCCGGATATGGTCTTTTGTTTCTGGTCTTATTTCATCTTTATCCACAGGCT